AGATAATGCTATTCAAGATAGAACTTTTAAAATTACAGTAAGTGGCGCTGATGAACCAGTCTGGCAAACAATAGGTGGCGATCTTCCTGTTGGTAATAATAATACATATTACATTCTTGACAGCTCTCCGATAGACTTTCAATTAGAAGCAATAGATACAGATATTGCAGCAGGTCAGACTTTAGAATACTATATAGCCGACGGTGATGGAAAGTTACCTCCCGGTACTTCTTTAACAACAGATGGACGTATTGTAGGCATAGTTGATCCGTTGCTTGCTATCGAACGAGGACAGTTATATGCAGCAGGAACATATGATACTAGTCCATATGATTTAACAACAGGTGGTTATGATTTTGGTATAAGAAGCTCAAATGGATTTGATAGTTTTTTCTATGATACAACGGTTTGGGATTTTAGTTATACTGAGAGACCACCAAACAAACTAAACAGATATTACGAGTTTACAGTTAGCGTTACAGACGGTGATACTGTTTCTAGAAGAACTTTTAAAATATTTGTTGTAGGTGATGATTTTTTCCGTGCAGACAATACTATACTACCAGTTAGCAACGGAGTATTTACTGCTGACAATACAAACTTAAGAACACCTATATGGGTTACTCCAGGAAATCTTGGATTTAAAAGATCAAATAATTATATTACTATTCCTTTAGATATTATTGATACCAATACGCAAGTAGGGTATGTGAACTATACCTTGCGAGATACAAACTACGGAGTATATAGATTAAAAACTACAGGAGAAATTATATACAACGGACAGTATGAAATATCAGGAATACTTCCAAAGTTTATAGATAGTGGCAGAGGTCCTGATAGTTTCAACGGTGCTGTTCCTAATCCTATTACTCCTGACGAATGGGAGGTTATAGAACCTGAAACTGTCAGCCAATTACCTAGTGGACTATCATTAGATACTTCAACAGGTGATATTGCAGGTAGGTCTCCGTATCAATCACAGGTTTCTATTGTTTACAATTTTACAATAACTGCTACACGATATACTCCAGATCAGTCCGAAGATCCTGTTAGTTCTAGTAAAAAGTTTACACTAACTATTATAGGTGAAATAGACTCACAAACTACTTGGGTTACTGACCCTAATTTAGGAACATTAAATTCTAATTCTATTAGTTTATTAAGAGTAGAAGCAACTACTAATGTACCTAATTCACAAGTTCTTTATAGTTTAGCAAGTGGTGATTTACCACCAGGATTACAACTAAGTTATGACGGAGAAATTGTAGGAACTGTAAATGCGTTTGGTGAAAATATTTATAGAAGTAAATGGCGCGGCAGTAGGTCATATAGAGCTGGAGATATTGTAAGATATAATGGTGGACTGTATCAAACACAAAGTAATCATACAAGCTCGTCAGATAACAACTTTATTACAGATCAAGATTTATGGCAGGAATTTAATTACACAAAAAGTGGTCTTACTACTTCAGATAGTGATACTACTACTCTTGACGGTAATGAAACTACTATAGATAGATTATACAATTTTACAGTAAATGCAGAAGATCAGTACAAATATAGTATTGAAAAAAGAGAATTCTTTATAGCTGTTAGAGATCCAGAAGTAACAAAATATAGCAATCTTAGCTTAAAGCCTTTCTTAAAAGAAAGCGTTAAAGAAGAGTTTAGAAATTTTATTGCAGATCCAGAAATTTTTATACCAGAACACATATACAGACCTACTGATCCAAACTTTGGTATACAAGCTAATCCTAAGGTTCCTGTTTATTTTGGAATTGAAAGTAAAAGTATTGATAACTTTGTTTCTGCAATATCAAAGAATCATAAAAGAAAACAGTATATAATTGGAGACCTTAAAACAGCAGAAGCTAGAGTTGAGGGTACTCGAGAAGTAATATACGAAGTTGTTTATATTGAGGTTAAAGATCCGAGCAATCCTAAAACTGGAAGAACTAGAAAAAGTTTTAAAATTCGTAACAATGACAATATAACTGCTGATATAGCACAATACAATCCAAAAAATATGTTTTATGATTATGATGAGCCTCCTGCATTTACAATTAATACTCGAAGAGGATTAATAACGGTAAAATTAGGAGAAGACTTTTTTATAGATACACGAGCAGATGGAACATTTACTTTAAGATGGACTGGTGGTCTACAAGTTGATAGTAGAACAGAATCAAATCTTATAAAAATATTAGAAGGTTTAGGCGATACAATGAAAATTTTACCTAAATACACTAATGTTATAAAAGCAGATACTGATGCAATTGATGTATCTATGAATAAAGACGATGTAAGATATATTAGTAACCTTTCTAATATGCGTGATAACATTAGAACTATCGGAACATCTAATAGAAATTTTGTTCCGTTATGGATGCGCAGTCAACAACAAGACAGTGTAAATGAATTAGGTTATACTCCAGCTATTGTACTTTGCTATTGTAAACCAGGAACTAGTGCTATTATTAAAAGTGCAATTAATGCAAGTGGGTTTAATTTTAATATATTTAATTTAGATATGGACAGATATATAATTGATAGCACAGATAGCTCAAGCGAATCTAAATACTTGGTTTTCCAAAATTATAGATTCAACATATAAACCAGATAAATAAGTGTAGGAGAACACTATGGCAAACAGCGGCGTAACAGAATATACAACAATAGATGAACAATTTCCAATAGCAGGTCAAGATAATGACAGCCAAGGATTTCGTGATAATTTTTCAGCAATCAAAGATGATTTGCAAAGAGCTAGTTCAGAACTAACAGAACTAAGAACAAAGGCAGTTTTAAAAGAAAAACTCAATGACGATTCGGCATTAAATAACGATCTTCAGAGCAGTGTAATTTCTAATGCAATATTAGAAACTACTTCCGGTCGTGTTTATAATACAGGCAATATTGCTAGTGACTCCGATGATAATAGTATTATAAATTGGGAAAATGGAAGTTATCAAAATGTTACCTTAGGTGCAAGTGTTACTCTTAAATTACAAGGCTGGCCAGGGAACGGAGAGTACGGAAAAATGCGTTTAGCAATACGTGCTTCGGGCGGTGTAACAAGAACAGCACAGTTTAGTGCTGGTGCAGGGACTTTGAGAGGAAGTGCAGCATTTACTTCTGCATTAACTAACGGTCAATTAGAAGTAACATCTTCTACTACTCCTAAAATTGTAGACATATGGACTTCTGATTCTGGTGGTACAGTATTCTTAGACTATGTTGGCGAATTTACAATATTATAATGTTTAATCCTTTAGTAGACGATTTTAGTGAACTTACTGATACAGAAATAGAAAACAAAATAATCGAGCTTGGCAAAAAATATTGGCAAGCTCGCAATCCACAACTACAAGCTCAAATTGCAACTATACTAGAAATGTATAAAGAAGAAGCAAGAAGCAGACGAGCTAAAGCATATCAAAAACAAAATAATCAAGACCTAGATAATGGACTTGACAATCTTATAAATGTATCGTAAAATACACTTATGCTTATGAAAACAGACTCTTTAGGTATACCACGATTCTCTAACCGCGATCTTATCGAAATGATCTATACAGGTCATGCAGATAAAGTTCATGTGGTATTATGTGACGAATCTGATGACATTGAAAAATTTAATACAGCAATGGAAGAACAAGGAATGTCACCGTTGCAAAAATATATTCCTTTAGATGTAGATCAAAAGACTTTTGACGGTGTATGCCAAAGTGAATGGTTTATGCCTGATGAATATAAGTCGCTCAATATTACAGAGTTTCTTATTTTTAAACTAGCAGAAGAATTAAATGTTAGTGAAGATCAAGTAACTGAAGCAAACTTTTCTGAAGTAAAAAGAGTAAATAACGAACTTGAAGCATATCACAAACGTAATATGTTTGACTTACTACGCTACATGATTTATCTTGTAGACTTTATGCGTGAGAATAATATTGTATGGGGTGTAGGACGTGGGTCAAGTGTAGCAAGTTATGTGCTGTATTTGATTGGTGTACATCGTATTAATTCAATCCAATATGGCCTGGATTGGCACGAGTTTCTGAGATAAGTATAATAAACACTAGGAGTTTAATTATGGTACAAAAACAAAAAGGTCAAAAAACTTACCGCACAATGCAAGGTAAGTTAGTAGATATGGATATGCTACGCAAAAAGAACGAGTTAACTCATGCAGTAGGTAATGCTCGTGTTAATGCTCGTGGCGACGAATTAGGACCAGGTGGTAAAATAATTCGTAAAAGAGAAGATTTAGTAAAAGACTATTATGAAAATAATAGAGGAAAAGTTTCTGAAAAAGCTGTTAAAAAAGGCGCAGAAAAGGATCTTACTGATGATTGGGTAGAACCAGATACTCAAGAAGAATGGATTGAAGACGAAGACGGCAATTTTGTAAAAAAGGGTGAATAATGTCTATTAACCTTAATACTATTAAAGGTAACTTACGTGCAATTGGTAATCGTGTTCTTGTTACAGAAATGTACTTCGGAGAACAAACAACTGCAAGTGGACTTATCATTAGCAACGATGATGGTAAAACTCGAGGAATTTATCCTCGATGGGGTCGAGTATATTCGAAAGGCCCTGATAATAAAGACCCATATAATATAGGAGATTGGATTCTTATTGAACATGGGCGTTGGACTCGTGCAATGAATGTTGACGACGGTGATGGAGAAAAAGAAATACGAATGGTAGAAACAGAAAGTATTTTAGCATACTCTGATGAAAAACCTGATAGCATTAATATTGGAAACGAGTATGCAGATGGTGAACATGCTACTATTGATCCTAGTGCATTTATGAATTCTCCAATGAACTAAAGAGGAAAAAATGACAAATCCATTTGAAGATATTGAACGCTTTGGCTCAGCGTGTGATCAAGAGCCATCAGAAGCAAACTATGATATGTATCTTAGTCTAATTGCAGAA